CCGGACCCACCATAGCAGACGAGAGAAATGGCTTCCTCGCATGGTTCATACCCATGAAACACCGGCGTTCGAATCCCGGGTCTGCTACAAAGAAGAATACTGAGTAAGGATTCTCACGGGTTTTCATTCACAAAACGTGCCAACAGGAAGAAGTCATGATCTTCCCTCAATGTGATGCTTAGATTCTTCTCTAGGGATTGTCGGTTAAAGCACGCCGAATCAATCCCAACTTACGGTTCGTTAGTTCAGCGGCCAGAACGTCTCTCTTACACAGAGAATGTCGGGGGTTCGAGTCCCTCACGAACCACTTACGCACTTTTTGGCCTATCGTTCAACGGCAGGACAGCTGACTTTGAATCAGCTTATCTAGGTTCGAATCCTAGTAGGCCAACTACATAATCAACAGATCTAGACAAGCACAGGATCGATACGAGGTTAACTTCGTCTGTGCACCGGTGACGTCCGGCTTGCAAGCCAACGGACGTTACGGTAAACGAGATACAATGGGGCGCTAGCTCAATTGGGAGAGCGTCTGCCTTGCACGCAGAAGGTTGCGGGTTCGATCCCCGCGCGCTCCACTCACAGATACTTTCAAGCATTGAACCAAAACTAAACACAGGAAAGAACATGAACGAAGGCAAGTGTGTTGTCTATCTCGTGAAGAATGGCGTCGAAGAAAAATGGTCGTCGTTTGACAATCGAGAGGCTGCACAAGCATGGATCGACAACTACAACGTCAACTCCCAGAGACCGAAAACGTTTGTGATCAAATCTGAATGAAAGATGACGCATGCATATGATACGTTATATGCAGAAGGTGATGAGTAACGCTGCATGCCGAAGCACGTGAAAGAACACGATTCTAATGGTCCGGACGTCGGCATGCGCGTCTGTGACTTTGGGGCTATCGTCCAACAGGAAGACGCTACGTTCGCATCGTAGAAATCAGGATGCAATTTCCTGTGGCTCCACCACGAGTAGCGTAGGGTACATTTTATTAAAAAGCGTCCAAAAAGACGGCCATACGTAACACGGCACGAGTAACCTCATTATTTGGGATATATCCTGACTATTTATATTAGTCGAAGGTGAAAGATGCGAGTGTCTTAAATTCCTCTCAGATGCGACGGGTGTCGCAGCTCGATTGTCGATCGAGTGAGACTGGGTTCGAGTCCCGTTGGGAGGGCAGACAGGAAGAAGGGGAGTTGACGCCTGCCTTCCGGACAGAAATGTCGTGTTCGTCAACAATACTTCTGTCGTTCAGCGGCAAGGACACTCCCCCGTCTAGGGAGATACGCGGGTTCGAGTCCCGTCAGAAGTGCTTAATATTTTGCATGCATTCAAGGTTCGTCTAACGGCAAGACTCTTCGCTCTGAACGAGGATAATGCAGGTTCGAATCCTGTGCCTTGATCCATCACGCTATCACTAGAATATTCATAAGAATACGAACAGGTTTTCATACCACCTTATACGGGTGTTGATATGATAATTTACGTGGGAAGCCTTACTTATTTTAAGTGAAGTTATTTGCGTTCATATTGGCACTAGCGTGCGGGTGTTCATCGCCCGTTGAAGGAAATCTTACGCACGAAGACGCTTCTGTTGAAGACGGTCGTGATCACATCCTGAGTACCACAGACGGCGGGCCGGTCTTGCCGTGTGTTTCTGGTGTCTTGACCGTTATCGATGATGACGGTGGTGTGCATAACGTGACGTTCCCGTGTCTGTCGGGTGGTTCGACATCACGTGGGACGTCGGATCCGGCAGGATGGGGTAATGACGGGTATGAACCCAATGAACAACCCGGCACTGATTTTGTATTTCCACCCCGAACTCCGCCAGGTGACCCCTCACCATTCTAACGTGATTTTACGTGTGTAAGTCAGTTATCCAACATGATAGGATGTATACATGGTCATCCTCCGTGCTAGATTGACGACACAAACATACTTGCACATCGATGATGAACCTCGACATCGACACGAGATGATTCTTGGCATGAACTTGTGTAAAGGAACGACGATCGTTCCAGATCGTGTGTTTCGTCGAGGACGACATATCTACGTCGTTTTCACCGTTGATGGTAATCGATATGAGGCATTTGGTCCTCATTTGGAACATGCACGATGATTATCTCTGACGAAGAAAAAGTTTTGGTCAATGTATTTGTTGATCGAATCGTTGCAGCATTCAACAATGATGATCACATCATGATGGTTGATATCATCGATGATTATAACGTTGCATCAGACGCAGTTGTGCTCGCAACGTGGAGATCTCTCGATCGTACGATCGCGAAGTGGGCGCATAATGATATCATATCACGCATGCTTCGATCATTTAACGTTGAGGTTGGTCAAAACGATGGCGGAAAATCTGCAATCGTTCCATCGTGCCTTTCTGACGAATTACCTTCTGACATCTTTTCAAGAGAATTCGACCAGCACAGTCGTCGTTAGAAACGTGAAACGTACATCGAAGGCAAGAAGTGAAAAAGCAGACAATTGAATGGGAAAATCCCACGATCAAATTCAAGGTTCATGACCTTGTTCGAGGCGATATGTTTTCCTACGACGGCGGCGCATCGTGGCACATTTTTGACAGATTCGGTAAATCGATTATTCCCGGTCATATTATCATCGTAACGGTCGAAGGAATGACGTGTTTGGTCAAATTGCTTGACCAAGTCATCATCAAGTAAGGAAAAATGCCGACAGCATCGGGTACGTACAAGACATTGCGGCCTACGATCGCGTTCGTGTGGGATGCTTCGTGGGAGAAAACATACGCGCAGGAATATAAAAATGCCCTCGAGAAGCGGGGGTCACCAGTTCCTACACGCATGCCGATCGTTGTTAACCTTAAGGAAGGCCAAGAGGTGACTGTTCTTATTGGTGATCGTAGGTCGATGGTCACCGACATCGAAAGGATCGTTCCTGACGAAGGGATGAACCAAGACGAAAAAGATAGTCCTCGACAAATTTGTGCTGTCGATGTGATGATCACCGTCGGATCAAAATCGCACGCTGGAATCGTACTCGCATACGATGACAAACCGGTTTGCATCATCGACGCGAATGACATCAGACCGGTAAAAAAGCGTCAGAAGTGATTTCATGATATGTACAAAGGTCAATTGAGTGATTAAAGTTTTACTAGACGGTTCACAAGAAACGTCAGTGATGAAGTAAATTGTTGGTGCTAAGCACCAACACTTGTTTGTGGAGAAAAACGTGGCGAAAAAGAACAAGCAGCGTCAGATTGCACCGGTCTCTTACTTCAACGATCCGGAGCCTGATACCACGCAACGGTATCCGGTTGCGATTCCCGAGAGGTCCAACATGGATGATCTCGCTGGAATGTCGGACGAGGAACTTAATGCGTTGTCGTACGCATTGCATGCCGACAGGAATAAGGTCCTTGACCGTGGGTTTGATGCGAAACCGTGGGATGAGGAACTGTTGTATGTACACAGGGAGTTTCAACTCCGACGTATTCGCAGGGAAACTCACGATAAGTTTGTGAGGGATCAGGCACGTCAGTTTGCGGAGGAAGAGGCTCGTCTGCCGAGCGCAGAATTTGACAACCTCCGTTACGTCATGGTGAGCTGAATGAAAGACACTGATAAGAACGTCGTAGGCTCGTACTTCGACGCTCTACATATGTTTCCACAACTCAAACACCCCGAAGTCGTTGAGTTGTTCAAGACTTACGAGTCAGGGGGATCGGCCGCCGACAAGGCACGAAAGAAACTCATCGAATGTAACCTTCGTCTGGTCGTCTCGATTGCCAAGCAATATCGAGGACACAATCTTCCTATCGAAGACCTCATCCAAGAAGGAAACATCGGTCTGATGAAGGCCGTCGAACGTTTCAAGTGGGAAAAAGGTTTCAAGTTCTCTACGTACGCAACGTGGTGGATCAAACAGGCAATTGGCCAACACGTTCTCAAGCGAAAGCGAATCATCAGGCTTCCGGCACACGCGGCGGCGGTCCAACGTAAGATGTTGCAGGCGGCAGATGAGTTTCGTGAGTCGATGGGATGTGAGCCTACGCAAGAAGAATTGCAGGCCCTTGTCGGGGCCAGCGAGACAGTTGTCAAGGCGACGATGTACTCCGGAAGGAGCGTCATCTCGTTGCAGCAACCTATCTCAACGTCAGGTGAACAAGGTGATACGATTGAGGACAAGGTTGAAGACGAACGACCTGGGTCTGATCCGTTCGACAATGTTGCACAGAAAGAACTTCTCGAGATTACGAGGCAGGTACTTACTACCTTGTCAACGAAAGAAGCCGCGATCCTTAGACTTAGGTTCGGTCTGTGTGATGATGACACTGATTCGTATCCCATCACCGAAGATGAGGTCGAGGACGTGATGTCAGGAAAGAGCCTAAGGTAATGTATCAGTTCGCATTCCTGTTGCTCTGTGTCGGTATCAGTGTCAGTCTTGTGATCGTAGCGTTGGCCTACGCTTATAGGCTGATCATGGATGCCAAGAAGGGACGTAATGTCGTTCCGGTCGAAGTAGAAGAACATCGTCCACTTGAGCGAAGGTTGCTAGAAATGAACGAGCGATTCGCAAAACCCCTGGTTAGTCAAGAGAGACCGTGGCCGATGCATGAAAACCGCCGACAACAGGATCGGCCAGTTGGCTTTGGACAAAAACGCGAGCCTTGAACAATGGAAAATAACGAACCAATTTACGTATACGATAGTCGTATGCAATTTACCCGACCGATGTTCGTGGTATACGATTTCGATGATGTTGACATTTTCTTGAAAGCTAAGGACAACACCTACGATCCAACGTGGAAACGTCCTGACTGGGTGTACGTCAGCAAACAGTCCATGCATCCTTACGTTCGAGATACGTATAAGGTATCAAATTCGCGGATGACAAGTACGTCGACGGCTCGATCAAATAGTAGATCTGATCATTCGCGTTTGATCAATCAAAATATTGTCTACAAGAAAAAACTTCATGAACTAGAAATGAAGCTCGAAGAAGAAGTTCGTAAGAATACGTGTATGTGTTCGGGCGGAATCTAGAATTTTACTCAAAGGATTGAGATGAAGAAGAAGAACAAGCGCGGACATGCAACTGTCACCGAAGATGAAGGTGTCAACTATCGTGAAATCGCAGAGACGATGACCGAACTTGGATTCTCGATGAATCATTCGTCAGCGCGAAATCACGTTTTGCGTGTCATGCGAAAATTCGTTGCGACATTTACATCTGAAATGGGTGAGGCAATGGACGAAAGAAAGATCGATATGATCGCAAAATCACCTGAATTTCAAGTAGCGATTGCCGGATTGCTACATATTGTTGAAGCACAACGCCGTGATGATTCCTCGAGTCAACACTACGATTGATCTTGTATAATTACATACGAGCATCATCGACAACAATGTGTCGAGGCGAGGAAATATGAGCAACATCAAAGTGAGAAACGCTCCACGTCTGAAATTGAGTGACCTATTACGTAGGCGCAAGATGACGTTGAAATTATTCATGGATGAATTTGGGATTACTACGTATGAAGCGTTGGCGATTAGGTGTAAGAGATTGGGAGTTCAGCCTCCTGACGAGTCTGCGTTCGTGGCATTAAATATGCCTTTGGTGTCTTCACCCACAGAGGGTGTTATCGTTCTGGCAATCGAGCCAGAACAAGATGACGTACCCAGGATTCGTAATGGACTCGTACAACAACTTGTTGTCGAAGAACAAGACAATCTTGAGGTCACAGAAGGCACACAGAAAAAACAAAGGAAAAAGAAGGAAAGCCTACCAACAGATGAATGACCCATTAAACGACGGACGAACAAAAATCATCGACATTCCGTCATCAAGGTCAAACGTAAAGCGGCGAAGGCGGCCTCGAGGCGACGACAGAAAACACGCTCAGTCGAACATGAAAACGTCCGACGCAAAGCAATTTCCGATCGAAATGACACCGGTCATCGAGGCCGTCAGAGAATATGCCAGGCGTACACATTCGCTTGGTGCATTGCAAGGCGCGCATGCGCTTCAGAATCTTGCGTCAGAGATCAGGAAAGTGATGCCTTCAAACGACACAATGTTGTCATTGGCAGACATGGCTGATGCTGAGGCTAAGATTCTTAAAGAGTTCATAGCGCGAGTTTACGAAGACTCTTGAAGTTGTCTGATCCTACTTAGGAGTAGGATGTTGACAATAAAATGCCTTGATGATTGGTTTGCTTTTCGCATTGAATCTGTCGAACTTTCAACTGAAGCGAAGGCATACATCGTAGGTGTGTTGTCTAAGAAAACAGAAGTGATTGAGAAATCACTCGTTCTTGAGTATGCTTGTGCACGATCGACTTCTGACTTTGTCAGGCTTCAAAAAATCGGCGATAGCGTTTTGTTTGTATCGATCATACATCCGGAATTTATCAAACAAGAATTAGACCTCACGTACACGATTGCAAAATTGTCGTACTATGGATGTCATAGGATTCTCGATCGTAAATGGCCCGTATATGAAGAACTGGCTGACGGCTTGCCAACCATCATTGACGATGTTAGAAATTCGTTGTTCTCAACATGTGTGTTGTGAATATTCATATGTGAACGTGTTATGATGTTATTGTAACAATCATAACTTTTGAAAAAGAATTACATGTACACACGAAATGACGCAGCCAATATCAATGGAACATCGTTCTACAATGTTGTCATCGTGTCTTCACTAGAGAAAATGATCGATCGTTTTGGACCGCCCATGTCAGGTGACGGGTATAAGACGAAACATGAGTGGGTATTTGAAGGCCCGTCGCGTAATGATAACGTTGCAGTGTATGATTATCATTATGATGGCGCTGAAATGGGTGAATGGAACGTTGGCGCGCAGACATATGAAAGTGCAATCGCTTTTGTAAAGTGGTACATGGGAATGTGACATGGCATTCCATGACGACACTGGAGGATACACTCCGTTGATTATTGGCGCATTGTACAAGCGCACGCTGGCGTTTTACGACGGAGGTACGTGGAGACTTAAACGTCACAACAATATCTCTGGTATTTGCACCTTGGCACGTGAAGGTGTTTATCCCATTACGATTTTCGTCAGCGAAAATCAACTGAAATCGTGGCACATTGTCAGGCGATGAGTGCAACTTACGCAATCTACATGATAAAGTAGACTCATGTTCAACTACGACAGACTCCGACACGAGTCTTCGGGTCGCACCGAGACTGCAATTCGGGCAACGCGCTTTGCGCTCGGACTCGGTATTGAAGATGGTGAGCTCGTCGAGGCACTCGTCACGAAAGGCTTCACTTCGGAAGAGACGTATTTCATCATCGTCGCTGCAAAAATGCTCTTCACCGTGAAGGATTGAACATGGGAGACGTTATTTATCTTTCCTCTCGACATGGTACGTGGGACGAGGTGTACTCTGCGGTGGACGCAAACGGCGTTACGTTGCAGGTATTTCGTCATTCAACGACGAACAACATTACGATCGCGATCGTTAATGCTGAAGGCGAAGCAATCGAAGCACCTTTGTCGCTGCATGACTTTGTTGACATGGCAAAGGCGATCTTCAAGAAGTGAGATACGTAACATGGCCAAGCGAAAACGAAAGCGAAAACCTAAGAAGCCGCGCGATTTGAATGCCATGATGATGATTCTGGCATGTAAAGGCGGGCCCATGAAGCATCGGTGCGAACGCCGCGGCGGTGCTAGAAATGTCAAGCGAGAGATTCTCGCCGACGATTGAAGGAGATGCTCATGGCAGCGTCGATCGATATCCCACAAGTGACTGAAAATGGGATGGAAAAATGGCGTGTGTTCTTGACGGCAGACGCCGAAAAGAATGGCGGAACTGCGCAAACGCTGCTCAGGTTGGGACCCGAAGGAAGACCGGTGAAGTTGTTGTGTTGCTCGCAGGTGAGCATCGTGATTTTCCTCACTGATCTTGAATTTGAAATTGAAAAGGCAACGTTCTTTTCTGTGTAGTGCAAAAACGTTTGTGGACATGTTAGGATTCGAAAATGACTGTGATCGATATTCTTGAAGAGCTCGAGGCAACTCCCGGTCGAAACGACAAGGAAGCGATTCTTGAGACACACTCTGACGATGAGCTTCTGAAACGAGTCTTCGTCGCAGCGCAAAATCCGTACGTTGTCTTTTACGTTAACAAGTTCAAGATGCCGGCTGTGAATCAGTCGCCTGCATCGTGTGATCTTGGCGATGATGCCATCGTGTCAGATTTCATCGACATGCTCGAGACAGAGTTGGCGACACGAAATGTAACGGGTAACGCTGCGAAGGACCTCGTCACCTCGAGATTCGCGCAAATGGATACGTCGTTGCTTCAGAAATGGTGTCAGCGAATTCTCTTGAAAAACCTCCGTTGTGGCGTTCAGGCGTCGACCGTCAACAAGGTATGGTCTGGCGCGATTGGACGTTTTGATGTTCAACTCGCCTGTACGTTGAAGACGTCGTACGACAAAGAGAAAGGAATTCAAATCGACGATGTCGTTGATTATCCTGTTCGTGTCGAACCCAAGCTTGACGGTCTCCGTTGCATTGCTGTGAAGCACAATGGTATCGTCTCCATGTTCACCCGTAATGGCAGTGTGTTGGAGACGATGCCAAAGGTGAAGGCTGCACTCGAGAAGGCAGACTATGACGACTTTGTCCTCGACGGCGAGGCGATGGGTGCCGATTGGAATGAGTCTGCGAGTGTTCTGATGTCGCACAAGACACAGAAGGACGATTCCAACATCGTATACAACGTGTTCGACGCGATGCCATACACTGACTGGGTCGACCAGGCGTCGGGTGATCCACTCGAAGAACGCATCACGTTGGTCGAGGCGTTGTTGTCGTTGCTCGATGAGAGCGCTCCCGTAAAGCAAGTGAAGGGAAACACCGTTAAGACAGAGAAGGAACTATTCGAGTTCTACGCTGGGACGATGAACCACGGGTACGAAGGTATCATGCTGAAGGATCTGTCGAAGCCGTACGTTTTCAAGCGGTCCGAAGCGATCCTGAAAATGAAGCCCGTCGTAACGTACGAAGGCGTCGTGGTCGGTCATTATGAAGGACGACGTGGAACTAAGCGTGAGGGAATGTGGGGAGGATTTGACGTGATCCTTCCGAATGGAGTCATCACCCGACTTGGGGGAGGCTTCAACGATAAATTCCGAACAGAAGTTATGCTCGAGGGACCCGATGCGTTTATCGGAAGGATTGTCGAGATGGAGGGTCAGCCCGATCCTCTCACGAAGGATGGACTTACGTATGATGGAAAGGTAAGATTTCCTGTCTACATGCGAATCCGTGACAAGTCAGACGTTGATCCCAAAGTCATCCAGGCATATGAAGAGTTCATGATCGTTTCTGCTCAAAACAAAGAGTATCATCGATGAAATCACGTATCGCACATTCATTTCTTACCATTGGCCTGTTACAGGTCTCGGGTGCAATTCGAGCATATGCAGTCACGTTGATGTGGTTATGGTTCCTTGTTCCGTCGCTCCATGTAGCCGTGCTTCCTTTTTGGGCTGCGTGGGGTATCGGTGAGATCTTTGACCTGTATCACACGTATCATACGTCGACCCACGACATTTTTGGAAAGGTCGACGTTGATCACGACAACGCAGCATACGTTGGAATGTCGAAAGACAAACTCAACGTACACAAACACTTGTTGTTTATCTTTTTCTTGTATCCGGTGTCAATCGTGTTCGGGTGGGTTGTGAAACACATTTTCATGTGATTCATTTGTACGGTGATCATCTCGACCGACTGAGAGCCGTATACATATCGACATGAAGAAGGTAACAACCGTAGCGCAACTGCGTGCAATCATCCGTGAAGAAGTCAAAAGAACTTTGAACGAACACGAATTGATCGTAATTCGTCGTGGAAACAATTTGTATCTAAATGACGATGAAGGAAATTCTGATTTGTTGGGATCGGTTGATTCATTTCCTCAGTACGACCATCTCGAGGACGGTCAAACCAGCGAATATTATGGCAAGTCAGGTTCAGGCGGCGCAGCAAATTCGTACGGCTATTATGGAAGTCCAGGTCGTAGTCGAGGTTCAAGAAGTCGTTGGTGATCAAACACTTCTTCGTGTGATACCGTGAGATATGACAAAGATGATCATGAGGATGTGCGTTATGTTGTAGTGTTCGCAAGGAGGACACTCATATGATCTCATCACATCCAGCAGTGCAATTTAATTCTCGTTACGCAAAGCATGGCAACGTTAGTTTTCGTCATGAAAAACGATTGGCAAATCGAAAACACAGGCATTACCTGACTGCCTCAACACGCAGATTCATCAATGACCTCGAGTCATATTACACCGAAGGATTTGATGCACCTACGCTTAGCAATTACGAGCTTGATTGACGTCATTAATGAAAGTGACTTTCACTTTCAACACACGAGACATCTTACATTGACAGAGGTAGGAATCCTCACATAACTGTCGCGAACATCACCGAGGGTCACCGAGGGTCATCGTGAGGTCTTCTCGGGCAATACTAGATGACCTTCAAACGTCATCTTGAAAGTCACTTTCAATATCGCCGTGATTATGTCACGGCGATTGTCATTTCATAACTGTGAATGTTTGACAAGTGACATGGTAAAGTAATTCATGGCGCAAAGGCGTCGATAATTTCTCCGCGATGATGATTTCATTGTTGATCATGACGCGGATAAGTGCAAAATCCACCACCAACGAGATAAAGTAGAACCATGCAACCCTGGCGCCGCTGTGAGACGGATTTCAACTTTGACCGACACCTCATCGTCTTCATGACGCAGAATGCGTTCTGGGCGGAACTGTCGCGTCACATCACCAAGGTTCCCACGATGGACATCCCCACCGCGGCAATCGCATACGATCCCAAGATGGACACTCTCGTGCTCTGGTACAATCCCGAATTCCTTCGCAAGGAATCCAACCTCGCGATCAACGGCGTCATCGTGCATGAGTTCAGCCACATCACCTACGGTCACCTCGTTGGCCGCGTGAAGACGCCGCCGAAGCTGTGGAACATTGGCACTGACTGTGCGATCAACTCGATCATCGAGCAGACCGCTGGCAGTCCTAAGGAAGATGACATTCCCGGGGCGCGGTGCTTGCCGCGAATCGCATTGATGCCGGGCACTCGACCTTACCTCGATCCCGAGGTGATGGAGAAGATGAAGCCCGAGGATGTGGCGGCGACGACTGCTCTCGCTGACGTCATCGAGAATCTTCCGAAGATGAAGTCTTCGGAGTTCTACTTCAACAAGATCATGGAAGACATGAAGAAGAAGGGCCATGACATCAGCAAGGAAATGAAGGGCCTCAAGATCAAGATCAAGATGCCTGGTCAACCCGGCGATGGTTCCGATGATGGCGAGGAAGGTGAAGGGTTCGCGATCGGCGAGATGGACGATCACGATATGTGGGACGAGTTGCCCGCTGAGATGCGCGAATACGTCGAAAGCAAGGTCAAGTCGATTGTCGAGAAAGCAGTCAATGAGGCCGATAAGCAATCGGGTGGATGGGGCAACATTCCCCACGAGATCGCCTCGGAAATTCGTAAGTCGGTGTCGACCATCGTCAACTGGCGAGCTGTGCTCAAGCAGTTCGTCGGAGCTCTGGTCCGCGGCGAGCGTACTTCCACCATCAAGCGCATCAACCGTCGGTATCCGTACATCCACCCGGGTGTCAAGCGTGGCTACACTGCGCGCTTGCTGGTCGCCATCGATCAGTCCGGATCTGTCAGCGACAAGATGCTCGAATCGTTCGTCGCTGAACTCTCGACACTCACCAAGCGTGTCAGCGTTGACATTCTTCCCTTCGATTGCTCTGCAGATTCGAAGGAGATCTTCGAGTGGCGTAAGGGTACGCAGCCCAAGGTGAAGCGCACCCGCATGGGAGGCACAAACTTTGACGCTCCCACCAACATCGTCAATGATCCGAAGAACCGAGGTCGTTGGGATGGACTCCTCATCTGCACGGACGGCGAGGCACCGGCACCTGGTCCTTCCCGAGTCCGACGTGGTTGGGTCCTCGGTGAGGGACAGAAGCTCTACTTCCCGAGCGATGAACTGCAGGTCTTCGTCGACGATGCGAAGCCTCTGCAGGGAGCATGGCGATGATCGC